ATTTCCCCTGCTTCTTCGGGGAATAAATAGGCAATCTCATTTTCGAGTTGGCCTATTCTTTCTGCGATAACTTCGCTTTGTGACTTGAGTTGCGCGTACTCTTCGGCAAGTGGCTCAAGTTTATTTGCTGATATATCAGCGGCTTGTGGTCTTACGGCTGTGTCTTCAAACACAGACCAACTGTCTACTTCACTCATAGTTACCTCCGTAAATCTAACACCAGCTTAATCGTTTGGTGTCTTGTAAACACCGTAAGAGTATTATACATTATACAAAGACGCAAGTCTGAAAACAAAAAAGGAAGATTATTATGCAAGCGAAGCTGAATATCCAAAGGTTGATTGATGACCTTGGCGGTGCGTCAGCGGTTGCCCAAATTGCAGGGGTAGTAAGGACTGCCCCATACGGTTGGATCAATCGCGCGTATATGAGCAGTGTCGTCTTGGAGAAAATCAAATCCCAGAAACCAGAAATAGACTTAGACACATACTTTGAAGAGGATGATTATGACCAAGACAAAACTAGACGCGGCTCTTGAATATCTGGAAAGAGGTTGGAGTATTATTCCAATCAAGCCAGAGGGGAAGAGACCTGCAATAAAATGGAGAGAGTACCAAGACAGATTGCCAACTGAAGACGAAGTGAATGGATGGTGGGGTCAATGGCCAAACTACGACATCGCTATCGTAACAGGTGCAATCTCTGGCTTGGTCGTTGTCGATTGTGATAACGAAGACGCACTACATGCCGCGTTCGATGCGGGTATGCGCTCACCAATACGAGTAAAGACAAAGCGCGGTGTGCATCTTTACTTCGAACACCCCAAAGACGGTGTCAGACGTGGCCCGCGTGCAGGTGTTAATAGCCGTGGTGCAGACTGGCCTAAGATTGACGGGCTAGATTTTAGAGGCGACGGGAGCTACGCCCTTCTACCTCCATCAAACCATTACCATTGGGACTATCCGCAATATCTTGACTATGATGAATATCCTGTGTGGGAGGATTGGCAACCAGCCTTGCATGAAAAGATAGAAGGAGAGTTTAGTTTTGAAGAACTAGACTTGACGTCTGTCCAACCTCTACAGCCAGACGAGTTCATCAGTGAATGGGATCGCACTGCCAAGTATGTAAGGGATCACTTCCCTAATACACTCAAGATACCAACTGGCATGAGCAATGGACGCAACGAGCGCGTCATGCGTCATGTATCAGAAAGTATTCTTGAAGGTTACTTTGGCCCAGACCTTCGCGTCAGAGGTCATGCGTTCATGAATGAGTTCTTTGCGGATGCGCTAGATGAGCCTGAGTTCGAAGCGACTGTGCAATCAATGGAACAAGCTGAACGTCGCAATCATCCAGAAAGATTTGACGACAAAGGCAACTATAACTTCAAGCCGATGGTACACCCAGAACAACAGGCTGAAAAGCGTGACCGCAAGCTCATCCAGATGAAAGACGCGGAACAACTTTTGTCGCAAGCAGACGCCAAAAGTTACTTGATCGAACCATGGCTACCGAGTAATACAATCGTGCAGGTCTTCGGTTATTCGGGCCACGGTAAATCCATGTTTGTTCAGCATGCAATGTCCTCCATGGCGGCGGGTCGAAAATACTTTGGCCCGTTCGAAATCGGTAGACCTGCACGAGTTCTATACCTCGACTTCGAGATGGGTATGTCTACCATTGCAAAGCGTCTGATGGAGATGCGACAGATGCACGGTGACACACAAGACAGACTTAATATCTGGACACCATTCGTTGATGATAAGGAGATCGACCTCAACCAACGTGAAGGCTTGATGGAATTGCAAGGCTGGATCGAATACGCCAAGCCAGACGTTGTCGTGATCGACACCATCCGTTCAGCCTACCCCGGTCTTGGCGAAAACTCCGCAGACGAGTGGGCAAAGATTAACAAGCTGGCGGTAAAGCTCCGCAACTCTGGCTTGTCTGTGATCATGGTACACCATTCAAACAAACCGTCTGAGGGTGGCATGGGTAGAGAAGCAGGATCAACGAACCAACTTACTGTGCTGGAGACACAGATCAGAGTGGCGCAAGTCTTTGCAGACGAAGAGACAGCCAAACAAAATGCAGGCATCTTTGATGGATCATACGATCACCCCATCTGGCCACAGCTACAAGCAAAGCTACCGCCAGAGCATAGATTGTATATGGTTATGGAGATACGTTATGGCAAAGTTCGTGAGTGGACAGACATGCACGACCGTGTCCAGTGGGTAGGCTTTGCGGCGCACAATATAACAGATGCAAAGGTTGTAGTGTCTAGCAGGTCTACTAAGCAACGTGCGAAAGACATGGCATTGGATGGTTACGATCCAGAGTATATTGCTACGAAGTTGGCAAGACCCTTACGCCTTGTTCGCGATTGGCTTGAGCTTGATACCCCTGCTTCTTCCGCGTCTCCATCTCTTCGGGTGATAAATTCCGAATAGAAATAACCTTGGCTTCGGGGAAATATACCCGAACCTTATCTACAAACGCGGCAACTTCGGGGTATTTCTCACGGTTGTTGCGTTTTTTTTCGTCGACGTCTGTCAAGGCTAACCTATTGTTTTCATTGAAGAACACTAGAAGTGGTATAACGTCGAGTTCAACTTCGTAGAAGAAGTCTGTCTCGTTCTAGTCAAACGCCCCACCTGCGGTGGGGGCGTTTCAAACTCAACGCCTTGACGTTATACCATCCTCGGCCTCATACGTCAATAGTTGTGTTAAAGACACCTAAAGATATTTACATTTCTCTTTTTGCGTATTAAATTCTATACATATACAGACCGTTAGGAGAAATTTATGCCAAGAAATGTTCGCGTTAGTGACGCGGATTTGTCTTGGCTCCAAGAGAACCACAGAAATACAAATTACTCAGAGATGGCACGCCGTATTGGTTGTTGCGTCGACACACTGAAGCGTATCCTCGTCAGAGAAGGACTTCAAGAATTTGATGGAGCTAAGTACCAAGTTCGCCGAGACTTTGAGGAAATAAAGTGGTCGCGTCCCTGCATGTCGTGCGGTGACACAAAGAAACGTCCGAAAAATTGGTTCTTCTGTAAGCCGTGTCGGAAAGATATGGGGTATGAAGATTGAGTGGTAGAGGAATGAAAGCAAAGGGCGACAAGTACGAACGTGAACTTGCCGCATACATTAACGAACATACAGGTCTGCAAAGTTTCCGCGCACCCTTATCGGGTGGCGGACACGTCAACATGGTTGGAGGTGCAGACTTACTGGGTACACCAGACTTATTTGTAGAGGCCAAGAGAGTGGAGCGTCTGAACTTTCACGATGCCTTACGCCAAGCAGAAACCAATATTGATAAAACAAGATCAGACAGCAGTGCGCTAGTCATCAATCGCAAGTCGCGCATGAAGACTGGTGAAAGTCTGTGCCTGATCAGACTGGACGACTTCCTCAAGTATTATCTGGCATATTTACAAAGAGAAGGACTAACCCAGAAGTAGGAGAAAACCATGGCGGCAAAAAAGAAAAAGCGTTGTAGTGTAAGTCTGTCTGTCGGGCGTGGTGAGAAGAAGCCTGCATCAAAAGGCGCGGGTCTTACAGCCAAGGGGAGAGCCAAGTACAACAAAGCATGTGGTTCAAAGCTCAAAGCACCTCAACCTTCTGGTGGTAAACGTCGTACATCTTATTGTTCTCGGTCAGCAGGACAGATGAAGATGCACAATATCTCATGTAGCAAGACGCCGAAGAAGCGCATCTGCGCGGCGCGTAGAAGGTGGAAGTGTTAATGCACATACAGAACTGGTTCCAAGTCCCAGCATTTAACGAAGACGAGTGTGATCAAATCCAAGCACTGTGTGATCAGGTCTCTGTCGATGACGCGTCTGTCATCGCTGGCCGTAGGTTCGTATCTAAACTCCAAAGAAACTGTAAGGCTGGTTGGATCAGATCAGATGGGCCGAACGATTGGCTATATAAGAAGGTCGACCGTCTGTTCAATGACGTAAACAATCGCACTCTTGGCTTTAACTTAGATGGAGAACTGGAAACGCTACAGTATCTTGAGTATGGCTTCGGTCAATTCTATGGCACTCACGTTGACAATGGTGCAGACCAAGTCGAGAGACGTAAACTTACAATGGTAATCCAACTATCAAGTCCACGTTCATATACTGGTGGCAGACTGCGTGTCTACGGACAGACGAAACTTCGTCATGCTCCCCGTGAACGGGGGCATGCCGCGATCTTCCCCTCACACTTACCTCATAGGGCAAACCCAGTATGGACAGGCAAACGGAAAGTATTAGTAGCGTGGAAACGTGGGAAGAAGCCTCTGTCTTAATAGCACAAGAGATACAACTTTGGTCTGAGACTGTGCTAGAGAAGGCTTCGCCCCTCTTCGGGGGCTTGCCTCCATGTCCATACGCACGCCAAGCATGGCTTCGAAACGTCGTTATGATCCACGTCACTCCAGACATCGACGCTGTCCTAGAAGTCAAAGCATTTCACCCACCCACAGACGATCTAATCCACCTTATGGCATGGACTGAGTACGATGAGATGACCCCCGCTGAGTTTGATGCTTGGATCGAGGAGCAAAACAAAAACCATTTCGGCGTCTGGATCATGGGGTTTCACCCGGACAGCCCGGAAGACCCACTCACTCCTGAGTTCGAAGGTCTCGGTGCGGACGACTACGCTATCATTCTTGTGCAATCATACACTCACTTGATCGAGGCATCTGAAAGATTGCGACACACACAATACTACGCAAATTTCCCAGACGCAGACATCAAGTACATTGAACAACGCAAGGAGACATATGATGCGTGGAATGAAAAAGTCGATGCGAAAGCCCAAGCCAGCCGCGAAGAGGAAGCCCTCCAGCGCAGGATCGAAGGCGAAGAAGCGGAACATTAGGAGGTAGTGTGGTATGCGTAGAAACAGAGGAAAAATCTTTGGCACATCGGGGCCAACAATGGGCAAGCAAGTGCTACGCGCACAGAACCCATACCGTGCGATGTCGAATATGCCGACGCAGTTTGGCAGAACCGCACAGAAATCAGCATCACCTATCTTTGGGCAACGTAGTCGAACCATTCGGAGACGCTAATGAAATCCTCAAAGGTAAAGTCAATCGCAAGAAAGACACAGACGGGCAACATGCAACACGCTGTATGCCCCTGTGTTTTACGGGGTAACAATGGCAAGCAAGTCAAAGAAGAAGCCCGCAAAGCGTGACGCCTGCTACACGAAAGTGAAGGCAAGATACACTCGCAACGGTGGCACATGGCCATCAGCGTATGCGTCTGGCGCACTCGTGAAATGCAGAAAAGTCGGCGCGAAAAACTGGGGCAACAAGAGTAAAAAGAAATGAGCTTACGCAAGTGGTTTAATCAGAATGACGGAAAGGGATGGATTGACTGCAAGACGGGCAAACCTTGTGGTCGATCCTCCCGCACTGATAGCAAGCGTCCGTACCCTGCGTGCCGCCCAACCAAGTCTGCGTGCAATTCGTCTGCAAAGAAAAAGACAAGCAAGAAGCGCATCAGTTGGAAGAAGAAAAAGGCATGAGCTTTTCAGACAAACTAGGCCACAAAACAAACCTATCGAACGGTATCATTGAAGCCGCCGCCGCCCTTGGCGTCGACCCAGTAGACCTTGCCACCATCATATCATACGAAACCGCAGGCACATTCGACCCACAACAGAAGGGGCCGAAGACCAAGTGGGGTCAACACGCAGGCTTCATACAGTTTGGTGAACCCCAACAGAAAGAGAACGGCGCAGACTTATCGACATACGACACAGCAATGTCGAGCCAGCTTGGGGCTGGCGGTGCAATCGTAAACTATTTCAAGCGCAATGGCTTCAAGAATGGTATGGGTTTGCTAGACATGTACTCCATCGTCAATACCGGGGGGCCGGGAAACTATGACGCTACAGACGCCGCGTCTGGTGGCGCACCGGGAACCGTCCGGGAAAAAGTAAACGACCAGATGGACGGACACCGAGCCAAGGCTATCGCCTTGCTCGGCAATGACAAGACGCCAACAATCCCACTCGGCAATCCGCACTTCAACAATGGCTTTGGATCAGCAGTTCTTACAGCACAAGCTCCAGACAACACATCGAACTCCACAGTCTCTGTCTCTGACGAAGCAAATGACGAGCCTGACAGCGCGAATACAGACGTCTCAACGGCTATGAAGGAAGAAAGTAGCGAAGACACAGATGAAAACGCAGTCCGCTCTTACAGCGCATATATGATGCAGAACAATCCATACCAAGACAGTCGACGCGTTCTCGTAAACACTCCAGAGTTACAGCAGAAGTCAGTTGCAGACGAAAGACAATCGTCCTCTTTCCAATCCATCGGTAGGAAGTTCATGCTACCCTACGAAGTCTAAGGACGACCCTCTTCCAACTCCCTTGCTAAAATTGTCGGGACAAGGGGCGAGTAATGGAACCAATCACAACCGCGATGGCGGCATTCAGTGCAATAAAAGCAGGCGTATCAGCAGGCCGTGAGATTGCATCGCTTGGTAAAGAGATCGGCTCCCTGTTCGACGCAATCGACAGCGTCAAAGGCGACCACCAAAAGAAGAAGAGCAGACAGATCATGTCTGCAAATGAGGAAGCACTCGACACCTTCGTCGCGCGTAAACAAGCGGAAGACTTAGAACATCAACTCCGTCAGATCATCATAGCAACTCGTGGTATCTCCGCATGGCAAGAACTCATACGTCTGCGTGGGCAAATCCGAACTGAACGCGCTGAAGCGGAACGATCCAGACGTGCCAAACGCCAGAAACTTATCGAAGACATCGTCCTGTGGATCGGCATCATCCTGCTGATCGGGATATGCCTTTCCGTTCTTGTCTTCTTTGTCGGTAGAAAAATGGGGAAGTGGTAGTGTGGTTTCTTATCCTAATCCTACATACGCACGCGTACATAGACGGACATAACAGGTTCGTTAAAGTCTGTGTCTATTCCCACACTGATCACAAGACTTCTTACGAAAAGTATTATCTCCGTAAGAAGTATGTTGTGCATCCAGACTTCGTCTGTCCTAGATCATTCTATGAGACCTAGTTATCAAGCAAGTAAACTGCCCAGTCTGCAAGATATTTCTCAGACTTTGGCCCTTCAATGTAGGCATCACCATCGTGTTCGATAATGCCCACATAAGTTAATATACTCAGGTTCCTGCTAACCTGACCTTGGGTAAGCCCCAGACTTTCAGCTATCTGCTTTTGCTTTTTTCTTTTGCTTGGCGGTTGGCTTCGGAGGTGTTTGATTATCTTCACCGCGTTCACCTTCTGCTGATGTGTCAGTCTGTGCATCTACCTTATCCTCCACACGCATGATCGTCTGTGCGATCCACCCACTGTTATTCATTGCGCCACGTACCAGATCGAGTGTTGTCGCCGCACCCTGTTTGTTCCTGACGTTATCAGTGAAAGCAATCTCTGCTCCCACCAACTTACTATCCTGTTGCACTACGAATACCTCGCCAACTTTAATCATTTCTGCTTCACTCATTTGGGTTTCCTTTCTGGGGTTGTACCATTCATTGTAATGAAGCCATCTGCTTCAGTTTCTTTCGCGTGCTTCTTGCCGAACTCTCCCATATCAATCTTCAAGTCGACCATCATATCAATCAAGTCACTGGCTGTTAGTTTTACCCAATGAGACTTCGAGTTTTCACGCGTCACACCGCAGTGAGTAATCAAGACCTCACACAATGCGTCTATCTCTTCGTAATCCTTCTTGGTGAACGGTGTCTTTATATCCGCTATGACCTTCACCCCTTTTGCCTCTTCCATTATCGAATCCATTCTTTATCTGTATGTAACACTCTATAGGTGTCTTATTAAATATACAAGTGAGACTAATTTGTGTCATAGACGTGACAGCAGACACCCTACACTTGCGCTCTGCGCGAGCGATGACACCGCTCGACGCTTTCTTATGCGACATAATACACTGAGGATCGGATGATTTCTGAAATGGTGCTGCCGAGAAGATTTGAACTTCCGACCTCTCCCTTACCAAGGGTTTCTTAATCATCCGAAAGCCCTTATTCATAAGGCATTCTCAGTTTCATGTGCCGATTTTGTGCCACCACACCCTAAGAGGTTGACGGTGTCACTCAGGTGACTTGGTGCTAAATGTGCGTACCTCATAACCATGGCTAAAGACGTGTGACCAAGCAAGTCTGCCACCGCCCTCAAAGATGCACCCTTCTGTACAAGGTGCGATGCAAACGTGTGTCTGCAATCGTGTGCGGTAAAGTCTTTTATACCTGCCGCAACACAGCTTGGGTTAAAGAAATCATAGAAAGCTGTACGCTCCCATGCTCTTCCGTCTGGCCGTGTAAACACAAAGTCTCCTGTGTCTGCACCCATCGCGGCTTCGGCCTCGCTCGTCAAAGGCACTGCTCTTGTCCTTCGCTTGCGCATCTTACCCTTACTGCGCGTAAAGAATGCTCTTCCGCCACGCGCATCTTGCCACTTCAATGCAAACGCTTCGCCAATCGTACACCCTGTATAAAACAGGAACGTAACAAGACCACGAACCTCTGCTGAACAAGCCGAAATCAACCGATCCCTTTCAGTTTCAGTCAACCACCTTGTACGTGCGTCATCCACCGTCGGTCTCTTCAATCGAAAATCCGGTGCATTCAGACCCATGTCTTTCGCATGACCAAGCATTGCATTGATACTATTCAGTTCACGCGCTACCGTGCCTGCCTTGTTACCTCTGCCATTCACATGCTCCATGATTTGTTGCACCTGCAAGTCTCGCAGTTGCAAACTCCCCATGGCTCTTGAAAAGACGTTCAGCACAACGGCGTCTGTCTTTCCCGGCGGGTTAGGCCGGGTCAGATACAGACGAATGGCATCATCGACAGACGTGGTATCGTTCTCGACTGCCGTATTTTCCATTTCTTCTATGAGAATGCGTGACATTGCGGCACTTGCATATTGCTTCTGGTGTTTAGTAAAGCCAGTTGATTTTCTCACCCTGACCTTCTCACCTTCAAGCGTCACAATAGTACCTCGCACATGCCAGACGTTATCTCTTAGACTTAGTTTAAGTGTCATTGCTACCTCTCTTTATCTTGTATAGAGGTGCAAACGGATCAGGTTCTTCGAAGTTTGCGTCCCAATTTTTGGGCAGTCCACCTGTCAGCATCCTGTACGAGTTGTCATCAAGCGCGTTGAACGTATCCAACAGCTTCACTACAATCTGCGCTCTTGTCTGCACACCTAGTTTCTTTGCCACCCCACGCACATAAACCTTGCTCGTATTAGGTGACACATCAAACCGCTTTGCGATTTCATTGTTGTCAGCACCACGCAACAGCATCTGCAAAGCCGCGTGTTGTTTGGTGGTAAGTTGCGGCATGTCTGTGATCAGGGGGTTCATTATTCCCGTTGGCAAGACTTCGCCGTTTGAAGAGGCGTCTGAGGTTTTCTGTGCCAAAGACGCCAAGATTTGATCGAGCTTCCACTCGATACGGTCTAATTGATTTTGCATTCCTTTGCCTATAATTAATTACATTTATAAATTTACATTCCATTGCAAAAGAATACGGTGGGCCAGTGAACGGGTTACACCAATTTGTAACTCGCCTCCCGTGTCCACCGTGATTGTCCATTGACTTCATATTATCTACCTCCTTAGTTGTATAATATACAATACACTATAGCGATGTCTTTATTACGCCGCAAGTGCCTTTGTTATTGCCGCCTCAACACCCATAAAGCGGTCTGCATCTGTAATTTTAGCCAAGTTTTCAACGGTCATCTTGCCACTGTCCGTATTCATGGTCAGTGTCGCACCATCTTTTCGCTTCGCCAGATAGTAGTGCTTGGGTGACTTTGTACCCACGATTACCATGTTCCCTTTGGCCAAGTCTTTTTGCACATCGTTCACCCATGTACCCTCAATGCGGAACATACCTTTCTTGGTATCATCCACACCATCAACGCTCTTCATCCAGAACGGTTTGTATGGCATACGCTTGCCACTTTTCTTACCCTTCGTAGCTTTCTTCGCCTTGGTCTTAGCCAAGTCTGCTTCACTCACAAGCCCGTCTTTCACAGACGCCTCACCCAAAGCCAAGATAAGTTCTTTCTTCTCGGCCATACTCATTGCACCCCATAGGGTCATTACAGTTTCAATTACAGTCATGATTTCACCTCTGTAGTTCCGCAAGTGCCACGATCACCATGCACTTCTCTGGAAAATTTAACATTCTTGTTACTGCTTGCGCAGTCGCAAGCCTCTAACGCCATCTCTTCAGCTTCATCTTCATTGTCAGCTTGCACCGTCACGGCGTAACCCACTTCAGTCCAGACGCTCACCTCAAACGTCTTCTGTTTGATCACTTGAACGTCTGTTCCCCATTGCCAGTCACCACCATCTTCGTCTGGCGTAAACTCCGCACCATCCACGTTGTCCTTTATCCAAGCCCAACGCTCGTCTGCGGGTACACTCTCTGGCACGAAGCCTTCCCATGTCATTGCTGTTTCCATCACAGCCGTTGATCTAACTTTAATCAT